AAACAAGTTAGCAAGGTTTGGGTTAAGTATGGCAAACAGTCTTGCCAAATAGGGCGTGAAATTATTGTTGATTTTCCAGCCATCACCATTGCGTTCAGCAAGTGCCGAATGATGGCGTAGGAATTCTAAAATTGTTCGCGCTGAATAGTGCTTAAAGCCAGCCCTGATGACTTTAAAAGCCTCTTGTTCAAACGCCATCCAAATGTGTGCGTTTTCTGGCAACCAGCGTAAGAATTCATCGCTGAATTGTTCTTTGTGTTCATGTGCAATATTTTCGATGTTCATAATTACTCCAAAACTTTATAACCGCGACCGTTTAGGCAAGTCTTAACAATGGCTTGTCTACGCTGGTATGTTGACCATGCGCCTGACCCACTGCCAACAATTGCGCCTGACGCAAGCCCAGCAACAGCGGCTGTCTTGACTGGCGTATGCGTTTTGCTTGCTATCCATGCGCCTAACAGGGCAGATGCAAAGCCTTGGAAAGCGGCTGATTTAGCCATTTCAACGGGGTATTGGACATCTTCGGCAATGCGTTCACATTCCATTGTGTCTAGGTAAATGTTGGCTGGGTTAGTGCTTGATTTGGGGTCAATCAATATCTTGTTCGCGCACCCTGTCAACAATATCAAACTTAAGATTTTCAATTTGTGCATTTTCAATCCTTTGTGGCGGCTTACTGGTTGCCCATGCGCCATTGGTTAATAACAAGTGGTGTTGCAAGAATTGCCGTAACAACAGGTCGTGCAAGTGACAGTACGCCCATTTTGCGAATAGGTGCTGTATGTACAACTTGCCCAAACCATTGTGGTACTCGCGGCAATCCAAACTGCAATAAGTGCTTTTTTCATGTTATGTCCTTTCAAAATGGAATATCGTCATCGGGCATATCGCGATTGCGATTGGGTCTAGGTTCGGCTTTTGGCTTCTCCTTGTCATAGGGGTCATTGATAAAAGCATAGCCACTCCATTCAAGCGGGATTACATCCAACTTCAACATCGGACCATGCTTGCTCTCAATGATTGCACCTATTTTTTGGTACTTCTTTTTGGTTTCGCCTTGGGCATTGACATACTCGCCCATGACTGCGGTGACTTCTTTGTGTGCCATTTATTTGCTTTCCTTTGCTAATTCAGCTTGCTTCTTTATTGCACTGCGAACTTTGCTGTCCAGCTTAGACCACAACGCAATTTTTTCATCGCCATCCTCAATGCCGATATATTCCTCATAAGCCCCATACATATCATCAGCGGCTACTTTTTGCATGATGGCATCCAGCACATCTTGCACAACGGCTTGGCGGTCAGGCTTTAATGCTTCCCATGAGCCTTGCGTTGCCGATATACGGCTAACAGGCTTGCTTGCCGCGTTGCCATCGTCATCCTCTGGCGCGATGCCGCACGATGCCATAAGCGAATACCTACGAGCATAAGTTAACGCACTAGCATACCCTTGGGGGTCTTTTTTGACAGCGGGAAAATGCACAATGCCGCATTCCAGCATCTCGCCTGATTCGTGGACAAAAACAGTTTCCACCATCACGCCATCTGCACAGTCATAGTTCTTTTGCAAAAGGTATATGCCATTTGCGTTTAATGCGTCAATAACGGCTTCAACACAAGCGGATAGGTCAGCATACCGACTGCGGAAATGCGGGTTCGTACTGGTCTTTAAAGCTGGCTGGAATTGCTTTTGTGCTTTAACCAGCGCGGTTGCAATTTGTTTCATGCGTTATCCTTTTCGATCAATTGGCGTTGCAAATTTAAAATTTCTTCCTCATCATTTTTTTGATAATGCTTTAAAGATTCGATTTCCGCATCCATGCGCTTTATGTAGCCTTGCAACATACCGCAATGGAAAGCAAGTCTTGCTCGCGGGTCATCAGGGTATTGTTCGCGGGAAACCTTTTCGGCTTCATCAATGATTTCACTTGCATTCATTTCAATCCAATCAAATTTTTGATTAACAAAATTAAAGCGATGACATACATGAACATGGGCAAATTGGATTTGGGTTTGATGCCAAGCAATACGCCTTGCCAAAATTCATCATCGTGGCTCATCCGCGCCTGTTTGGGCGGTGTGTAGTACGCACCGATTTTTAAGCCTGTGCGCGTGGTGTAGGGCAAGTTAGTCAAGTTGACTTTCCCATCTGGCAATGTCGGCTTCTTTGCGCTGGTCGTCAACCCAACGCTGGAAACGATATGCAATTTCGGTTTCAATTTCCGCGAGTTCTTTTTGGTTGAGGTCATCACGAATGTCCTTCTTAAATTCGTTGTAAACGCTGTATTCAAATTCTCGCGGCAACCCTACGCTGTCATCTTCATCGACAAATTCGTATACAACAGACACAATTTCGCCACAGGCTAGTTCATGTGTAAATAGGTGCGTCATTTAACCAACTCCTTAACAATTTCAATCAGGAACGGCACGGCAAAAATTAAGCCTACAGCAATTGCACCCAAGAATTCGCTGGCTGACTTGCAACGATTGGCGACTTTGGTTTCATAAGTTAAGCGGTTCATTCTTGTTCCTCCAAAAATAACCAGTCTTCAATCATGCCGCCACCGTACAGCAAAATGGTTTTGCAAGCATCCAAAACACTTTTAATTTGGTACTTGTCCATTGGCTTGTCACTTTCCAAGCTGGCTTGCATCATATTGATGACAGGGAACAATTCATGTATCACATTAAGACCCGCATGGACTTCATGCCGTCTTTCGTAAATTTCCAGCATCGTAATTTTTTTATCAGTAGTCATTTTCAATCCTTTTCAAATGATGCCCCCGTAGGGGCTGGTTAAGTTTACGCTAACAACAATTCCTCGGCTTGCGACTTCATGCGGTTGCCATTGCCAAACCAAGCATTGTTCATGCGGGTATCGACATTGTGACCGCGTTCATGGTCGACATACTGACTAACAGCGTTCAGCAAGCCCCATTTTGTGCCGTATACGCCATGATTTGTAGCACCCATACCCGCACCATCAAAGAGTTCTAAAACGCGCTTAAAACCGCGTGATTCTTTGAATGTGTTGGTCTGCGGGTTATACGATGCGGGAAACAGCGTATTGGTAAAGTCGCGCACATACTCGCTGGAAACACCCTGTCTGGCAAGTTTGCGGTACTTGTCCATCATGCCCTCAAAACCGCTTACAACCAGTCCTAAGCGGTCACGCATAAGGCTTTGGTCAAACTGTGCGCCATGCGTTAAGACAACGCGGCTGGGTGCGTTTTCTTGATCTGCGGCTGATAGCGTGTTGTTACACACCACGCGAATGCTGGTGAACTGTCCGATAGTGGCGGCTGTGCCATCAAACGATGTGCTTAACAGTAAATAACCACGCACCGCATCATCATGCAATACGACAGCTTCTTTGTTGACATTAGCCAATGCCCAAATGCGTTTACCGCCCTTGATTGCGCCAGCAACTTCCAAAGTAAACCCAGCAGATTGCACTAGCGTGTTAAAGAATTCCAGCACTTCGGCTGGCTGGTGAACTTTATAGCGGTCGGTAACTACGCCCAAAGGGGCAAATGTATCATCGCGATAAATGACATTTTGGTTTTCCACTGTAACCAATTCATCGCCTGATGGGTTAAATGTTACTGGCGACAGCTTGGCATTCCAATCCAAACCCGCTTCTTTGCGCCACACATCAATGGGTGCGTCTTGCGTTAACTGTTGACCAAGCCCATGCCAAGGCGTTGCGTTAGCATAAGCAATTTCTGCTTTGCCTGTGATTGCGTTGTTTTCAATTAAGTGAGCCATTTTTAATTCCTTTAAATTGTTAAGTTACACAAGACTGCTTCACAGCAGTTTCGGCGCATTACGCCTCATCAGTTGTGTTAAGTTGAACTGTCTTCTTTGCGTTTGTCTTTGCCAAGATTAAATTGGCGCAAAGCCTCATTTTTATGGTAATCAGTGCCATGTTTGGTGATGAATTTCAACAAGTCACGGCGTACTTTAATTGGATGCCAATATTCGCCTTCGGCGTGTAAATCCAATTCATGCAAACAAACAAAACACATATCATCAGTAGTGCTATGTACCATTGGGTCATAGTAAGTGTGATGAGACACTTTGGAAAAATCTTTTTTTACATCAATCATTTTCAATTCCTTTTAATTTGGTTGATTTGCATCAGTTGTTAAGCTGATGAACGAATTATGCGCTAAAAACTTAACAAAATGGCATTCGACCAAAAAAAAGTTAAGTTTTTTGCAAAAAAGCATCAAATTTGCAAAAAAACAACAAAAATGAATACTTGTGTTTTCAAACTTAACACTAGACGATGGGGTTAACTTATTGGTATCATGCTTAACATGAACACACAAACCGCTATCCAACTCGCTGGCTCTAAAGCCAAACTTGCAAAACTGCTTGGTGTCAGTCGTGCGGCTGTCACTCAATACAAAGCGTTTTTGCCCGGCAAACGCATCGAAACATTGCGTGAAAAACACCCTGAATGGTTCGATGTTGAAAAAAACCCTTTGCAAGCTGAAAAAAATAACGCATAATTGCAACTGTCAGATGTGGCAATCTGATAGTAAGCCAAGAGCAATTGAACCCCATGGTTTTTTGGTGGGGCATGAAAGAAGTGTCTAGTGTGGGTAACCACGGCAGAGGTAACTCTGAAGACTCTTGGCGAACTAACACTTTGCCCATGCCAACGGGACTTGCCCCACCAAAGCATCATGGGGTTTTTCTATTGGCGATTTGATCGTCAGGGCGCGTTAGCAAATGGCTTGCATGGGCTGTACCCAAAAAACACCGCACACTGTTACACCCCAGTGCAAAAGGCGAACAGCGTTGGTCAAGCGACTGTTAAAGCACAAAGTATCTCAGGTGGAAAACTAGGCTTTGTGTATAAGTGAATTGACCCGTCATGCGCACTTGGTCTGATTGTTGAAATTGAAAAGAATTGAACAACATGAATGAAACGAATAAAGTTAACATGAAGATGGAGAGGGAATGGATGCTATCCACCCTAGCTAAACCTATGCCCGAAAGGAATTGAAAATGTTTGAAAGTGGATTTGATAGATTTTGGAAAGCCTACCCATCAACACCGCGCAAAGGTGCAAAAAAGCAATGCGAGGAAAAATGGAAAAAATATATGTGCGAGCATTCTGCCGATCAGATCGTTAAGCACATTGAATGGATGAAAACAACCGAACAATGGTTGAAGGGCAATGGGGCTTTTATACCCGCGCCCTTGGTGTACTTAAACCAACAGCGTTGGGACGGGGCAGAAGTGCCTGAAATGCCGACAAAACCGCAAGTTGACCCTACCCTATTGAAATTGGAAAAAGACCGTCAAAACGCGATTCCCATGCCCGAGCATATTCGCGCTAAGCTGGCGGAACTTAGAGGCAGACAATGACAAAAGAACAAGCAAACGAACTATTGGACAGCATCAAAGATGGAAACACATACGCATCAATCCGAGCAATCACCGAAGCCCTTTGGAGAACAGGTGACATTGAATTACCAGAAAATGTTAAGACATTTGATTTGGATGGCGTCGATGAAAGGCGCGAAACATTACGCATGGGACAGGGCAAAGAAACTTGATGCCGACCCAAGCGGGTTATGGCGCGGCATTACCGATGACTTAACAAAGGCGATGAATGAGACAAGCGGCAAAGACTGACGCGAATCAAACGCAAATAGTTAACGCACTGCGTAAAGCTGGCGCAAGCGTTCAGTCATTGGCGGCTGTGGGTAAGGGTTGCCCTGATTTGCTAGTGGGCTATAACGGCATCAATTATCTAATGGAAGTTAAGGATGGCAACAAAATGCCAAGCGCACAAAAATTGACCATTGACCAAGAGCACTGGCACAGCGTTTGGACAGGCGTTGTGCATATTGTGAAGACTGAAAACGAAGCATTGAAAATTTTAAAAGGTACAGCATGAATCCATTTACTATTCTTGACCAAACTTGCATCAGTTTTTCTGGTGGACGCACTTCAGCATATATGTTGTGGCGTGTATTGGAAGCGCACGGCGGAAAATTGCCAGATGATGCTGTTGTATGTTTTGCCAACACAGGCAAAGAAGACGAAGCCACTTTGCAATTTGTTCATGATTGCGAAACAAATTGGAATGTGCCTATTGTTTGGCTGGAATATCAAGCAGAAAAACCTTTTCATAAAGTTGTTACTTTTGAAACAGCCGCAAGAAATGGAGAGCCATTTGAAGAATTGATTAGGTATTACAAAAAGTTGCCAAATCCTGCACAGCGTTGGTGTACAGGCGTTTTAAAAATGCGGGTAATACATAAATATTGTCAAAGTTTAGGATGGGAACATTCTGAAAAAAACAATAATGACTTTGTTGGCATTAGAGCAGACGAGCCAAGACGTGCGGCAAAGATGGAAAAACACAAAATACCTTTGTTTACTGCTGGAGTGACAAAACAAACAATTGATGAATTTTGGGCTAAACAATCTTTCAAATTAAATTTAGGTATTTACAAAGACGAAGCCTTGCTTGGAAATTGTGATATGTGTTTTTTGAAAAGTTTAGATAAGCGAATTAATATTTCAAGGATGTATCCCGAAAAAACAATATGGTGGGCAAAAATGGAAAACCTTGTTAAGGAATTGTCACCAAACCACACAGGCAATGGAAATTTATTTCGCACGGACAACCCTTCATATCAAGAATTGGCTACTTTTGCACAAAATCAAACACAACTTTTTAATGATGATTCAATTGCGTGTTTTTGTGGAGATTAACAAATGAACGCACCACATCAAGCAGTAGATTTCATCATCAAAAAAGCGCCTGAGTTTGCTAAGGCAAAAAGCAAGCGTGTTTACCTTGAAGAATTCCGCAAAAGCAAAAAAGCCTTGTTAATGAAAGATGCTTTGTTGAAAGGCATTGAAGCGGCAAACGCACAAGAACGCGAGGCTTATGCTGACCCAGAATATTTGCAATTGTTGGAAGGGCTTGCATCTGCAATTGAAATTGAGGAAACGCTTAAATGGCATTTGGAAGCGGCAAGGATGCGAACTGACATTTGGCGCACTGAGCAAGCAAACGCCAGAATGGAAGGCAAGGCAACAGAATGAGGAAACAATGCCGTAGAAAAATATGGGCAAAAGTTAATCCCATTGAATATGCGATTGTTGGCGCATCCATCACGACTGACGATTTGCTGGACAAAGTGCGGCTGATTGAACTAAGCGCAATTGAAAGCATGACAAAAGGTCACGGCACAATTGCCGATTGGCGGTCGCTGGTGGATATGATGAATGTTGCTGAGACTATGGCAACAAATGGTATTGGCGTGGAGGTTTTGCCGATATGCGAAATCGTGCAACAGGAAATGGAAAACGCGGCAAAAAGATACGAGAAAACCCGCAAAATGGGCTTAACAGGCACAGGCATCAAATACATTAAGGAACTGTACCAACTGCATGATTTACAACGCACAAGCATCAGTCGGTCAGAATACGAAAGAATGCTACAAAAGACCAGCGACTACATCAGGTCAAATCATCACAGGGTGGTACACATTGCATGAGTTTTCCTAAATTCCAATATTGGCGCAGTAAAAAACACTTGAAAAATGTGGCATCTTTGCCGTGTCAGCATTGCGGGCTGGATGGTAAAACGCAAGCCGCCCATAGCAATATGGCAGTGCATGGTAAGGGGCGCGGCATCAAGGCTTCTGACCAGTTCACAGCGGCTTTATGCTTTGCTTGCCATCATGACTTGGACGCTGGCTATGGCTTAACAAAAGATGAAAAGCAATTGATGTTTCGGAATGCTTTGCGAAAAACATGGGCTGAATTGCAAGCACGGGATTTAATTGTTGTTGACGCGCCTGACCCGCTATTGGATAATTAACACAAAGGGGATTGTCATGGTCAAATTCACCGCCAGCGTAGAAGCAAAGCAAGCCGACCCAGTAATGGATTTCACCATGTGTTTGCTTAACAGCGTGACCACTGGACACATTTTGCATTTGCAAAGCCGCAGTTACAGTCAGCACATGGCTTTAGGTGCGTTCTACGATGGCATAGGCGACCTTGTAGACGCATTTGTGGAGGCATTCCAAGGCAAGTATGGCTTGCTGACAAAGTACCCCGCCACGGCTGTTTTAATGCCCGACATGAACCCTATTGATTATTTGGAATATCTGAAAACCGATGTGCAAACGCTACGCAGAGCAAACGGCTTTCCACAAGACAGCGAATTGCAAAACGAGGTTGACAACATCGCCAATTTAATTAACAGTACACTTTACAAATTGAAATTCCTCGCCTGATATGCCTTTACGCAAAGTCAAATCGGGCTGGATGTGGGGTAGTAAAGGGCCATTTCCAACCAAAGCCAAAGCCTTAGCGGTCGCAAGGGCGGCTTACGCATCAGGATATAAAGAACATGACAGCACAGTTGAAAATCGTATACAAGAAAACCGACGACTTGATTCCTTACGCAAACAACAGCCGAACTCATGATGAGAGTCAAATAGAACAAATAGCGGCATCAATCAAAGAATTTGGTTGGACTAATCCCATATTGCTTGATGGCGAAAACGGCATCATTGCTGGTCATGGTCGCGTTCTGGCGGCACAAAAACTTGGCGAAATAAAAGTTCCAACAATTGAATTAACACATTTGTCGGAAGGACAAAAACGAGCTTATGTAATTGCCGATAATAAATTGGCATTAAACGCTGGTTGGGACATGGAAGTTTTAAAATTTGAAATTTCTGAATTAACACCAAGCGAATTGGCGTTAACTGGATTTTCCGTAGGCGAATTAAAAAGCTGGTTTGGCGACAAAAACAATGAAGAAACAAATGCTGACGAAATGGATTTAAATGTCGGCTATGAAATTATTGTTGAATGTGAAACTGAATATGATCAAAGAAAATTATTGGAAAAATTAACACAAGAAGGTTTCAAATGCAAATCAATGCTTCGCTGAAATCTAAGATTGTTCGCCAATCGCCAATTATTCGCACAGGTCGCGTTCTACAACTTGAAGGAATGTTTGATGTTTCGCCAGCAGACGCAAGCAAGTTAACTTGGGATGTTAATTTGCCGTTACATGAACATGATTGGAATGTTGGATTAATAGTTGGACCATCTGGCTGTGGCAAATCAACAATTGCAAAAGAATTGTTTGCTGATTCTTATGTTCATGGTTTTCAATGGGATGATTCCAAGGCGTTGATAGATGGCTTTCCAGACAAGTTAAGCGTTAAGGAAATAACTTTAATGCTTTCAAGCGTTGGATTTAGTTCGCCACCTAGTTGGTTAAGACCCTTTGGCGTTTTGTCCAATGGAGAGCAATTTAGAGCAACAATCGCTAGAGCATTGGTGGAAAAGCCTGACCTGTGTGTGATTGATGAATTCACATCTGTCATTGATAGAACGGTTGCCAAAATTGGTTCAACTGCAATTTCCAAAACTGTTAGACGCAATAAAGGCAAATTTGTAGCCGTAAGTTGTCATTACGACATTGAGGAATGGCTCGACCCTGATTGGATTTATGAGCCAGCGTTAAATAAATTTCAATGGAGGTTGGTTCGGCAACGACCCCCAATCACAATCCAAATCTGTCGTATCCCGCATCAAACTTGGCAGTTATTTTCAAAGCATCACTATTTAACAGCATCGTTGAATCATTCTGCTTGTTGCTTTGGTGCATTTGTTGATGGTCAACTTGTCGCCTTTGATGCATGGCTACCCTTTGTGGGCAGACTGTCACACGGCAAAGCAAGGCGCGGTCATCGCACAGTATGTTTGCCCGATTTTCAAGGCGTAGGCATTGGCAATGCACTGTTTGAAAGAGTTGCATCAATGTGGCGCGGTCTTGGTTATCGCGCATTTTCCGGCACAGGTCATCCCGCTGAAATAGCTAAACGCATTAAATCTCCAAATTGGAAGATGACCAAAGCACCAGCAAGACACGCAAAAGGCAATCATAATGTTGATAAGACGCGAGCAACAAACCGCATGGTTGCGTCCTTTGAACATATTGGCAAACCTATGGATAGAACAGATGCCCAAAAATTGTTTGAATCATGGGCAAGCATATAAATCCTGTATGGCTTGCTCAATATTTTGGTTTTGATTTAATTGATTACAAGCGAATTGGTGATGGCGTGTTAATTGCATCCGGTTGTGGAATCATGATGAGCATTATGGATGCTGTACCGCGTTACCAATATTGCATTGATGTTGATTCTTTTCGTCACAATCATTTGCGTTTACCTCAATTGTTAAGTGCATTAGATAAAAACTGTCAATTTAAGTTGATCGGCATTGCTGGTTGGTTCAGTCTTGATAAGCCTGATGCGTTAAGAGATGGGCAACAACGCATAACAAATGCTCAATGCGTCACCTACTCAGGCGGCTACTCAGCATTTGTTAATGAAGCAAATACATTACAGGATTTCATCAAACAATCGTTAGGTGTTAAGTAATGCCATATGCACCATTTAACAGCGTATGTCGTGAACTGGGGTGCAAGAACCCGCGCAGTAAGCTAAACAGCTTTTGCTTAGATCATGGGGGCTTACAGCACACCAATGAGGATAAGGATAACGCATACAGTAACCCAGCATGGCGCACCATAAGACGCACACAATTAAGCAAGCAACCCCTATGTCAGTCGTGCTTAACAAAGGGCATAGTTAACAGCGCAAAGCATATTGACCATGTATTCCCTTGGAGACAAATAGGCGAGCAGGCATTCCTACACAACATCTTCCAAAGCCTATGCCATGAATGCCACAGCTACAAGACAGGACAAGAACGCCAAGGGGTATTCAAACACTACACAGCCGATGGCGAAAAAGATTTGACCCTCAACGACTACCCCACCCTCATGTTGGCGCACAATAGCGGAGAAAAGTTTTAAAAACTTAAATATTTACGTATTAGGGGAAAG